GGAGTCACCCTCTAGCCTGCCTAAAATTTTCGTCTTTTCTGAGGGCGTAAAACGCTGAATGGCGGGCTTCTGGTGGCGCTTGATGCTGACCGCATCCACCGGGTTCGATGAAATGATCTCTTCCTCGAGGCCCAGCTTGAAAACTAGGCGCAGCGGGATGAGTGCGTTCTTCTTTGTTTTCTGAGATACGTTGTGTGACGCCAGGATCTCTCGGATGTGAGATGGCCGGATCGTGTACACCGGCTTGGTGGCCAGTGTCGGCATCCAGTATTGGTTGAGGATCTGCTTGTAGCTGTACCCGGTTGAGGGCTTTACGTCAGTCTGATCTAGGAACGCCTGGGCGAGATTGCCAAAGGGTAGGGCGGAGTCGTACCGGCGCTCTCCGTGGGTGAGCTGCCTTACCCATTCCTCCCGGGCGGCGATCGCTTTTCGTAGGCCAGCGTCAGAGTTGGCGTAGCGAAAGCTCTTGTAGTGACGCTGCCCATGTATTGTGACCTGGCACTCCCACGCTGCTCGTCGCCATCGTAAGCCTTTAGCCATGCAGTCAGCTCCTCCTGGTCAACGATCGTGGTTCTGCCCACAACATAGTAGTGCCTACCCTTGGTTAGCTTACGCTTCCAGTTCTTAAACGTGGTGCTCGGAATCCCAGTATCTTCACACCACTTATCCAGTGCAATCAAGTTAGCCATTGGGTTCCACCTTTTTCTCTCTGCCGATCGCCGGATCCCAGTTGCGGCAAAAGCTGCAATACCAGCCGACCCTGACGCCTTCCGGCTTATCGCTGCGGGCATACGAAATCACTTCGACTGCAACCTTCCCGCATGAAGGACAGTCTTTGGTTTGCATATTGTCACTCATTGATTTTTTCAAAGGTTGTGGGCAAGCCAAAGCCCTCAGTCTCGAGGGCAATGGCTGCTTGGATTAAATCGACGGGATCCACCTTGATAAATTCCGGCGGAGACTCATCCTCCGCGGCATGAACCATGTGGTGCTCGATCAGAATGTTTGCCCAGCGGATAACATCCGCCCGGGTTTTAATCACTGGACGCCTCTACGGTGACGGCCCTGGAAAGATGCCAGTGCGCCTTTTCAATATCCTGCCAGCCGTTTTTCTTGTGGGCCCGGAGCAGATACTGAACGGCGGTCAGGATGTGAAAGCCCTCTGTTCCGTTGTAATGCGGGCCCATCTCTTCGAGGATATGAACCACCTCAGTACCAGCGATGTGGTAGTGAGGCGGGTTATTCACCATGTCCGGGTCGCCATCGAGCTCCTGGTGCGCTTTCTCGATCGCTCTGTCTAGCTTGCGGCGGTTGTCATCCATGCGCTTAGCAATGCTGATGTCGGCTATGTGCTCCATGATTGCCTCCTAGAATGGGATGTCATCTTCTGCGAAAGCTGAGCCCTGGCTAGATTCAGAGTCGCCGGAGCTGGAGCCCTTGGAATCAAGGAACTGAAAGTTTTTAACCTTGACCTTCGTGTACCAAACGCCATTCTCTTCGTTTTTGTTTTTCTTGATTAAGCCCTCCACATATACCTTTGAGCCTTTTTTCAGATACTTATGGAAGTTGTCTGCCTGCTTGTCCCAAATCTCTAGGTCATGCCAGGTTGTCTCCTGCCCCTTGGATCCGTCTTTGTTTGTCCAGTTTTCAGTTGTGGCAATGCTTGCGTTGCAAACTCGACTGCCAGAAGGAAGGACTTTGATCTCTGGATCCTTGCCCAGGTTGCCAATAAGAATTGCGGTATTAACGGTCATTTCATTCTCCTTACTTGAACACTGTCCTCGCCATGAACCCGGTACTTTTCCAGATCGATGTGCGGGGCTTCGGTTTTAAATGCTTTTTCCCAACAGATAGAGCTGCGGCCTTTGATGGGGATGATTTGCCACTCTCGGCCCTGCACCTTCTGCCTTGCGTGTGCGTTGACTTCGTGCCAGTGCAGCATTTCCTGCTTGATAGCTTCGTCCTGCTCCTTCAGATCGAGCATCTGATCTGCGATGAGGCTCCTGCGATTCTCGAGCGACCGAAAATCCTCGAGCTCGCTGGCATCTAGCGGTGGTAGATAATTCTCGACATCCCTAGAGAACTGCATCCAGGCGTCGATCAGCTTCGCTCTGCGCTCCGGCTTCGATGTGTACCAAGCCATGTGCATATTTTCGGCAGTGCCGTCAGAACAGCACATGATGGCTTTCTCCGCGCCGGATACGAGGAGCTGGTGCTCCAGTTGCCAGTAGTGGGTGGCCGGAACCAGTCCTCGGTCTAGTGACTCGATCAGCTTTTGGTTTTCATCCTTGTGCTCCCAGATCAGTTTGCCGTCTGAGGTGATGCCGTCAAATGACGCAGACAGCTTTATCGATAGGGTGTTGATGACGTTTTCCGGCGTCCCCTCCGGAAACTGGTGTGGCTCGATAACGCCACAGAGCGTAGCCAGGGGCTGCTCGAGCTTGCGCTCAACGATCGGTCGGGCGGCTGCTTCCGACCTGTGGCCCTTGGCAAATCGCTCCAGAGTCCTTTTATCAAACTGTTCCTTCTCCCCGGTCGCTTTCTCATGCAGCAGGGTGCTTCTCTTTGTGCTGGAGCCCATCAGCTTGTTAGCGTCAGAGGCTCCCCAGTGCTCGTCACGCCAGTTTCTCCACTCGGGGGTGCCCTGGTCTAAGTCAACGTAGATCATGCGGCCTCCCCAGTATTAGGAACTGCGTCCTCGAGGATCTTCATTTGCTCCGGGGTGGCGACCAATCCCTTCGCCTTGAGGAGCTGGATCGCTCCGGCAATCGGATCCCCGGCAGCGATCTTCTTCGCCAGGGCATCAATGGTTTTTTGCTCCGGGGCTTTTGGTGGCTCGGGCTCGGCCTTGATCTCCAGCTTTGCTGCCTTGGCCGGAGTCTTGGACTTGCCTTTTGACTTCGGCCCGTCTGCGTCCTCATCGTCGCTGATAAACGCCTGCATGGCGGTCTGGCCGTCATCATCCAGATCGTGCTCGATTCCCAGCATGGCCAGCAATCCATAGCGCTTTGCGTATGTAGTCAAACCGCCAATGGTTTGAGGCGTAGGCTTGTCACCAAACTGCATAGGTGCGCTGTCGGTGAACATGGTCTGACCAGATTCATGGATCAGCGTAGTCCTGACGCGCATATGGTTAGCGGTGCATTTGACCGTTTGGGTAAAGGTTAAACCGTGCTCGACCAGGATCGGATTGACTAAGGCAACGATCGCCTCGAGCTTTGCGTACTTGCCTCGAGCCGCCTGGCTGTCTCGGTGTGGATTTCTGAGTTTGCTGCGGGCTTGTACAAACGCCTTGCAGATAAGATCGTTCTGGTCACTGAACATAATCAGCCTCCTCTCGAGCGCTCAGTGCATCGAGCTGTTGGCTGTAGACGTAGGCAAATTCATAACCCAGGTGGTAATACTCCGGGATGCCTTTGGGTGTACGGAAGTCGTAGCGGTGGGGCTTGCAATTCATCTCATCGAAGAAGCCGGTGAACCAGGCGACGGTCGCCTTCTTGGTGTCTGGCGCGCCCATGCAAGCTAAGACGCAGTGGTGGTGGACTTCGGGGGTGACGATCTCAGCGCCCCGGACTTGTGATACCTCAATAGTTTCGCGGGCAACGGAAGCGGCCCTGGTTATTGCTGTTGCGGACATGATTTCTCCTTAACGCCGGCCTTTGGTGGCGGGCTATGAGTGAAATCTAGTCCAAAAAAGATAAGCAATCAAGGAATTTATTGGATCATAGTATTTTCTATCATCAAGATAGAATTTTAATTTGGCAAAAACCTAAATATGAATTAAGGTAATTCGTCGATCGTGACCTATCTATTGGGGGCTAAGTAATGGGGCAGGCTTCCGTCATCCTAGAGGCTGCTGCGATGTGCGAAAAAGAAGTTAATAGCAAGAGCTTATTGGAAAACTTGCAAGTATTAGAAGAAGCCGGGCGAGTCTCCGACCTCGTTATAGTCAGTCGCTTCGTTGATTCCTTACTAGGGCATCAACCATTTTCTCTACAGCCTGACGGCCTTCTGCATCAAGACCAGCAATCTTCTGCATAATCGTGTCAGTTTTGGCGTGATCCTGGTCTAGCCAGCCAGCCTCGAGGCTCAGTGCAGCCTCGATCTTTCTAGCAAGCCTATCGCCCATGTTCCTGCGGGATTCTCCTGCGTGAAATAGGCGGGCTATCTGCATATGGGTGACGCCAACCGCGTTAGCCATGCGGTTTTTAACGCCTTGAAATCTTGTGTCTAACAAATACCGGCAGTTTTCTCTGCGGATATCAGCAGCAGTTCTCACGCTGAGCTCCTTTCCTGGGGTGCGTTGGTCTTACCTGGTGACTGTCTGGGTTATTTTATTTCCCAGTCACCACGGGATCCAGAATTGAAAACTAGGCTGAGCGTTGTCTCTTACCATGTCCGTACATTACACATTAATGGATGGAAAATAAACTAAATTGATGAAATTTTGTTTGGTTGTCGCTTATTGCACGCGAACTAACCTCCTGCTGATCCAAAAAAAGTTGCAAGTCAGTCCATAATGGATATATCTTTGCCGCAGGAGGGTCAATATGAAAAACATTCTGGGGTATTTCGACCGCGTTAAGGAAAGGAAAAGCAGCAGGGGATTCCGCGAGTGGGACGCAATGTGCCCAGCGCATGACAGCTCGAGCCGGACGCGCAAGCTGGTAATCACTGAGAAGCCGGACGGCTATGTTTTTTACTGTCGAAGCGGCTGTAGTCACCGAGAAATCCTTGGGGCTGCTGGCCTAAATTGGCGCGATATTAAGACTGAATCAGGCGTATCCGCAAGGATCCCGAAGTTCGACACATATCACCAGGCACTGATCTTGATTGCCGAGGCAGAAGTGAAGAAGGGCAAGGTGCTCAGCTCTGGGGATCGAGCACTTTACCGGGATGCGATCAGGCGTAGAGCCGGGGCAAGCGCGTGAAGTGGCTCAAGTTGTATGTCGATATCGCACTGAATCCTCGCATCAAGCTCCT